GTCCCTGAACTCAGCATCACGGGTGGCTTGAGCAGCCGCGAATGAGGCCTCGATACCTGCTAGAGATAGACGACTCACGCCGCGCCGATCTGGGTAGGCATGAGCGCTGCCATTGGCAAATAGGTCGATATTCGGCGCGTTGTCGTACAGGTCGCGCGGATCACTGGAGCCACTCGGCTCGACCGGGTTCATCGTGTTGTATCGCATATTCTCTCCGGGCATGAAAAAGCCCGCTCGATGGCGGGCCTGTGCTCGTTAGGTTCCGGTCACGCCGGAGGGAAGTTGTCGTCGTCCAGATAGACGCGTTCGTCGTAGTTCACGGCGGTGACGTTGCAGCTGACGGTGCCGCTTGGCGTCACTTCTTTGATCAGGGCGGGATAGCAGAACGTGGCCTTGGGTCCGAACTGCAGCACCGGCGCATCCATGGCGCTGTCCGTCACGGGCGTGAAGTCCAGGGTCGGGATGGTCAAGCGGTAGTCATCGATGCGCGTGGCGACGTAGGGCCCGGAGGCCGTGCCGTCGCGGCGGCGCAAGGCTATCCAGTGCTCACCACCCGCCGACCAGTCGAACGCCACGCTGGAAACCAGCATGTGCTGGCCGCCCAGGTTGGCGTAACCCTTGAGCGTGGCGCTCTGGCCGTAGCCCGGCACGTTGCTGCCCAACAGGGCGAAGCTGAGGTAGCTGCTGTTCAGCGCGTCCATCTCGGTCGAGAAGCTGTAGCGCTTGCGTTGGTAGGCCTGCTGGCGGCGCCGACGCATGCCAATGCGCCAGGCCCTGGACCGACTGGTGACGCCCTCGATCTTGACCTTTTCAGTCCGTGCACCGAGATCACCGGGCAGCCGGCATTCCACCGTCTCGATCTGCCATGTGGTGCCGTCCAGGTACTCGACATCCACACCGTCGAAGTCGTCGGCCGTGACATGCTCTGCCTCGCGCTTGAGCGGCTTGGTCATGACCTGCGGGTTGTACAGTTCGCGCTTATCGCGGACCAAAGGCGTGTATTCGTGGTCGAACACCTCGCCTCGAGGCTCGTCACGCACCGGGCGTATGAGGCCGCGATCAATGGTCAGCTCAGCGAAACCGGCTTGCAGGGCCTCGATCAGGCAAGCCTTGAGCGTGCTGGCCGAGTCGAATGTCCGGTCGTAGTGGTCGGCGCGCGCCGTCCAGATGGCTTGCAGGCGATCCAGCTCGTCAAGGTCGAGGTCCGAATTGCCATCCGCGATGGAATATCCGACGCTCTCGCACATGTAGCCGATGGCCGCCACGATATCCCGCGTTGGCTCCTCAGCGGTCCACTGCCCGTTGCGGCGCGTCTTGAGGATGCGTGTAGGCAGGCATGAAACCTGGCTCTCCGACTGCGACGCGATTCTGTTGCCGCCCTTCACGCGCAGGGCGATCATGGTCACGCCTTCGTAGCGGGTTGGTGCTGGCAGGTTGGCGCGCAGGCCGTACCACTGCACCGTGTTGGCGTCGTTGGTGCTGGTCGACTTGGCGCCAATCCGACGCAGCCTCCACTCGGAGCGAATATCTTCGGTGTCGATGTATTCGGTGTAACCAAGCTGGTCCAGGGTCTTGGCGGTGTAGATCTTTGTTACAGACGTCCAGGCGCCCGCCTTGCTGATGTCGCGGTACTGCATCTCCACCGTGACCTTGAAGTCGATCATCTGGCCTTTGCTGCCAATCCGGACAAGGCCTTGCGGGAAGAAGACGTCAATCGCGACACGGCGAGTGGTGGCACCTTCCGGGCAGGATGCGTAGGGGCCCGACCAGTCGCCCTCCTGGGTAGATCCGTCCAAGGTTAGCGCGGCGGTTGAGGTGGTGAGCGCATCGAAGCCCGGCCAATCCTCGTCGGCATCGCCTTCGGCATTGATGCGGTCGACGCTGATGGCCTCAGTACTGGCGGCAGTGATCCGATAGCGCAGGCCTTGAAAGCCAATTCCCATCTGCAGGCCTTCACCGACTTGGAGGCCGGTCACCGGGCCGCCTGCCGCCCAGTCCAGGGTCATTTCGTCCGCTGCGCCGCCGACACCGGGCGTATAGCTCGCCACGGTGTACATGCCCGCGTTAGTGCCGACGATCTCGATTGGCATCCCGACATAGGGCGCAACCTGGCCAAGGTTTCCGCGAATGATGTCCCGGCCCGCGCCGCCTTCAACCACGGCGTATGGGTAGGTCGCTTCGATACGGACGATCATGCCAGCCGCCCAGCCTTCAGGGAATGAGCCAGCGCCAGTTGGCACGGTGATGGTGTACTGCGCCAGCTGATAGGACTGCGCCGTAGGGACGGGCGCCACCGCGTAGGTAGCCTTGAGCTCGATGCCTGCGGTGCCGGTGGAAGTTGCGCCAACTTCCGGTGCCGAGTGCCACCACTTTGCAGCAGACTCGGCCGACAGGTCAGCGCCAGGCCCGTAGATGGCGAACTCAGCATCCGCGCCCAGCGAGATCACTGGGGTGTCGCCAATGGCCAGGCTGCTGACCGGGATGTCGTACTTGCCGACGCCGATGCACAGCAGCATCTCGATCCACTGCGAGCGCGGGTCGAGGAAATATCGGTTTGGCGGGATGGCGTAGTCGCCATAGGCCTTGGTGCGGCCGAAGCGCTCCGGGATGATCGCGTTCAGCTTGACTTGGTTTCCCTTGACCGTGGCCAGGCCCAGGTCGTTGCCGCGCTTCGTGTTGCCGCCCGAGTTGAGCGACGGCATCTTCGGCATCAGCGCGCTCATCACAGCCTTGGCGCCGAAGACCAACGCCAGGGTGATGGAGAAAGGGTCTGTGCCCTTGGGTTCGCGGTAGATCTGCACCTGGTCATCCGGGCCGATCTCGGTGGATTTCCACTGCGCAGGCATGGCCCGCTCGCCATTGACGAACACGCTCAGCGGCAGCGCTGCAGGCTCGACGCTCTCGGGCAGGCCGTCAGCGTGGAACCAAGCCAGCAGGTTCTGCCGCGTGACCACCTGATAAGTCTCGGCCGGGAAAGGCACGATCTTGTTGGGGAAGACTTCAATCATGCTCGGTCCCGGTAGTAGATGACTTTGAGGTGATCGCGCTCCCACTGCGCCAGCGGCAAGCAGCGGGCGCCTCGGGTGGGGTTGATCTCAAGGATTCGCAGGCGCCCGGCCACCTCCACCACCAGGGCGACATGGATGCAGATGGCCCCGCGCATGACAGCAGCAATGGCGCCAGGCTCCGGCCGGCACTGCTCCATGTGCTCAGCCTCGGTCCGATAGGCCCGGGTGAACTGCTTGGGCTCGGTGTTGCGGACATCGCCCCAGCTGGGCAGCAGGCGCTTGCCCATATGAAGGTGCCGCGCCTCCCTGACGACACCCCAACAGTCGTACCTTTCCGGACCGCGAGCGCCGTCCTCATACCTGCAGGACAGGTATTGGTTGATCCATTCCATAGGGGGGGTGCCTTTACAGGTATATGAGGGCGCGGAAATCGTTTGTGTTGTAACGCTTGCGAGGAAATCCAGTGCCAATCACGTCAAAGAACTCGCACTGCAAGTTGCCCTGGTTCTGCTCGATGGAATCGCTGCTGATCGACATGCGATAGGGGCGGTCGCACGGGGTTGACAGGTCGCTCAGCAGGTAGACCCGGTAGGTACCGGTGATACGCGCGAAAGCATCCAGCGCCTGATCGGCCTTGCGCTGCACCTCGCCGGTCGTGTTATCGACGGCGAACGCCAGCGCCTGGTTGCCCCGGTTGTTCTTCTGCGGCAGCGCGATACCGATGTTGGCGGCGCGGAAGGCGAGCAGGCGCCCGTCCTCCGTGCCGCACACCCGGTCGGTGAAGCCGTTGCAGATAAGCACGGGCTCCGCCCAGGCCGGGCAGGTCAGCTCGAGCGTGCGCACGAACGACTCCTTGCCGCCCGACGCCAGCGCCTCGCGGTAGGTGTCTTCGAGAATGCTCATGCCTCTGGCCACTCCCTGTTGATCGCCAAGTCGATGATGTCGGCCATGAACCAGAACTGCGGGAAGTTCTCCCATCCAGGCTGGATCAGGGACGGCTCGCGCAGCTCAAGCGTGGCCGACATTTCCCAGCGGTTGATCTGCACCAGTCGCGGGCCGTCTGGCTTACCGGTGAACCTGCACTCGTAGCGCTTGAAGCCCTCCGGCAGCTGGAGCGGCATGTTGAACCACTCGACGCCGTAGACCAGCACCCGCGCATACCAGGCCCTGAAGAAGGCCGCCTGCTGCGTGTCGAAGTTCCAGGTGAAGCTCACCGTCTCCGGCGAATCCGGGAAGTTGACCCGCTGACGCGCCCGGCCGGACACCATCTCCGTGCGCAGCATGGGGTCGAGCGGGGTTTGTAGGCCGTAGCCGTCCTGCAGCGGCAGAGAAAGCTCGTCTGGATACTCAATCATGAGCCAACCCCTTGAAGTCCGTATTTAGCCTGCATGGCCTGGTGCGCCTCGCCGTCGCCCATGATGTTTGCGACAAAGATCTCGATGAAGTTCTGGCCGCCCTCTTGCCTGCTGCTGACCTGGCCGGCCCTGGACGCGTCCTCGTTGAGGTTCACGACCACGCCGCCGCCCTGGGCAACGCTGACCTTGCTGGATGCGCCGCCAGTGCTGACGCGCTCGCCGGAGTTGATCGCCTCGAGCAAGGCCCGGTTGCGCCGAGTGCCTTCGGCATTCACCACGAACTCCTTGCCGTGCACCACGCCTGCGACGTCGGATGTGCCGCCGTTGCCGGTGTATCCGCCCGTCTTGAAGCCTTTGAACAGCGCGAACGCCGCCAGCAGCGCGGTACCGCCGACGATGGCCGCCGCGCCGAACGAGCCGACCGAAGCAACGAGTGCCGCAGGCAGCCAGGCACTGAGGGTTGTACCGGCCGCCGCGACCTGAGCCGTGGTGGTGGTAGCGGTTGCTGCCAAGCTGGACGCAGTAGCCACGCCATCGGCGGCGACCTTGGCCGAAGCCACGGTAGCGGCGCCGGTTGCCTCGGCTGCCGTTACGGCGCCTACCTGGGCGATTTGCTGAGCCGCCAGCGCGGCAGAGGTCTGGCCGAACGCCAGTTGGATGCCTTGGTTGATCAGCC